GCCGCCGCGCCTGCAGCCACGGCGGCCACCTTGGCGGCAGCCTTGACCGCGTTCGACACGCTACGTGTCGTCTCAGACTCAAAGCCACTCATGTCCGGGCGGATGCGCACGTAGGCGTTGCCGAGCAGTGTCGACATGCTCGCCTCCTATCCGGCCAGGGCCATGAAGGCCACGACGTCGGCGCGGCGGTCATCGCCACGCAACGGTGAACGCGGCTTGGCCGCGTCGTAGATCTTCTGGATTTCCTCGGCGTTGTCCGAGTTCTCGCAGACCACGCCCTCGAAGAAGGCCAGCAGGATGGTCAAATCCAGATCGAGAAGGTGTTCGGCTCTGCCGGGGCCGATCAGCCCGGTCATCACTGCCCTCGCCTGGACGGTGTGCCAGTCGGCACTCGCCCAGCCGAACAAGGTGAGGATCAGTTGGTAGGGCGGCCCAGCGAGGTGGTGAAGATGTGGGTCATCGCCTCCTGCAGCATCGCCGAGTCGTCGCCGTCGTCGGGGGCGGCGGCGTAGTAGGCGGCGATGAACTTCTTGTGCTGCTCCTTGCCCAGGGCGTGCTCGATGAGTTGGTCGAGTACGCCGATGGCCTCGGGGTCGTTCTCGTCGATGCGCCCCAGCCGGGCCACCATCAACGACGGCGGTTTGCGCAGCACGCTCCACTGCTGGTCGAACATGGTGAAGGTGGCCGGTTGCCCGGCCACCTCCGCCATCTCTGCGCTCAAGGCGTCCTGAGTCATCAGGAGATCGCCCCGCCGCCGCTACGGCTGTCCTTCATTAGGACGGTGAACACGGTCTTGCCGGCGACCTTCTCCGCGCGCATCTCGACCGGGATGGTGGCGTAGTCCGCGCCTTTGCGGCGGGCCACCGAGACCGTGCCGGCCTGGAAGCACTGCCGGAACACCCAGCGCTCCTGTCCGTCCTCGGACTGAAAGCCGATCATCACGCGGGTGGCGGATCCCGGCGCGGGGGGCTCGTACTTGGTCACGCCGGCGCTGGTGGTGACGGTGCCGCCGTTGAGCGCGATGCACAGGTTGCGCGCGGTGTTCTCGGCCATCGCAAAGGCGATGGTCACCGTGCGGCTGGTCATGGTGTGCAGCACCGGGTCGATCTCCTCGGCGACCTCGACCGGGTCGGCGGACACCTCGATGGAGATCTCGCTGCCCTCGGTGGTGTAGCCGACCTCCTTCCAGGCGGCGTTCCACGCGGCGCTGACGTCGGTGGGTTCGGTGCTGTTCAGTGCGGCGACGTAGAGGGTTCCCGCGCCCAGACTGATCATTTGGGAGTTGCCCACGAGAGGGCTCCTTTCAATGGGATGGATGACCGGCCAGGCGACCGGGAGGGTGACCCTAAATGCGGGTCTGATCCAGCGCCGCCCGCAAGTGGGGGCGTGGAGACATGGTGGATGTGCCGACCTCGCTGTAGAACAGCACGAAGCCGGGCTGCGTCTTGTCGTATCCGACGTCTGCGTAGGCTGACTGCTCATCGGTGCCGGATTCGGTGACGATGGCGCGGTCGCGGCGGGTGGCGGGGTAGTGACCCTTGACGTTGGCGCGGGCGTTGTTGCGGACCTTGTTGCCCACGCCCTCGATGAACTCGCGCATCGGCTCGCTACCGGCCAGTTCGGCCAGGGCGTCGTCATTCCAGCGGATCTTCATCGCTCCCCCAGCCACAGCCCGCAGGTGAGGATGTACCGTGGCCGGTCGCTGTCAGGATCGGGCATCCATGCCGGGTTGGATTCAACCCATGCCCCGATGCAGTGCGTGGTGGCGTCGACCGCGCCACGGAAACTCGGCCAGACCGAGCGCACCTTGGTGGCCAGCTGCCCGGCCACGATCTGATCGGTGGCCCAGCATTCGACCTGGATGGCGGCCCGCCAGTTCTCCTGCTCGGCGCGGCCACCGGGTAACAGCGTGACCCGGATGGAAGCGGCGCCCGGCAGGTAGTCCGTTGAGATCCGGGTGCCGGTGATCGAGGTGATGGCTCCGGCGGACTTCAGCAGCGCGACGGCGACGGCGTCGGGGGCGATCATGTGGCGTCCTCGACCAGCCGGATGGTGGCCTTCTCGAAGCCGCCCGCGGACGGGGCGACCAGCACCTCGGGGGCACCGAGCACCTGATAGGTCTTGGTGCCGATGGTGACCGTGTCGGAGTCTTTCAAGCCGGTACCGTGCGGCAGGAAGATCGTGGTCGTGGACACCAGCAGCCCTTCCACGTTGGGATCCGGGGTCATGGTGTTTTCGCGGACGATGCGGCAGGTGGTGGTGCGGGTGGTGGCCGCGGAGCGCACCGGGCGACCCAGGATGTCGGTGGACGCGGTGGCCGAGGTGCTGGCGATCGTCACGGGGGTGCGCATCAGGCCGCTGGGGTCCATCAGCTTCTCCATTCGGCGATCAGGGCGCGCATGGCATCGGGCTGAAACTTGGCCACCCGGTAGCGGAAGCCCAGCCGGTTGGTGGCTTCGTCCAGTTCGGCGGTGCGCGGCTGCGGCGGATGCCACAAGTGCCATAGCGGCCCGCGCCGCGAGGCCGGGTAGTCACCCGCCAAGGTGCGCGCCGCGCAGCCCAGGGCGTAGTCCTCGCCTCCCCATCCGACGAACCGGGGGTCGAACGGGCCGCATTGCAGCGCCAGGTCGCGAGTCATCGCCACGATGCCGCCGCCGGCCAGGACATCGTGGGCCTTCTGGCCCAGCGCACGGTCGCGGGGATACTCGACCTTGGCAGGGTCGAGTTGCAGTGTGGCAGCGGTCGCCTGCTCGGTCAGTCGGCAGACCTTCGTGAACGGCACCGCCCAGCCCACGTCAGCGGCGGCATAGGCGGCCCATTCCAACGCTTCGGACGACACGAACGAGTCGGAGTCGGCCAAGATCACGACGTCGGCGCTAGAAGCCCCCACGGCGGCGTTGTACGCCTCGGCCTTGCGCCAGGGCTGTAGCCGGGCGGTGGTCACCGTGGCCGGCCAGCCGCGGGCACGGTACCAGGCCACAGTCCAGTCACGGGCGGCGCGGCGGTGTGCGTCGTCGTCGGCGTGAGTGCCGACGATCACCTCGACGCTCATGCGAGCACCGGGGCCGGGTCGTAGGTGATACGGGGGTCACCGGCGCGGTAGTACCAATGGTCGAGGAAGGCATCGTTTAGGCTGCCCTGCTGGTCAGCCAGTCGGCCCCAGTCGCGCCAGTGCAGCCCGGTGGACTCGGGAAGGTCGGTCAGGGCCAGCGCGGCAGCGCCCTGGCGGGCCTTGCGCAGGTACTGCTCCGGCGTGCGGATCGGGAAGTGTCGCACCTCCAGTGCCCCCCACAGCACGTTGGGGATGCGGTGCGGGTAGGTGACCTGATGGTTGCCCATCTCGATGACCATGCCGGGGTAGGCGCGGGCGGCGACCTTGTGCAGTCGGGCGCGCTCGGTTGTGCGGTGGCCCATCGCCCGCTGCGGGGCGACGCCGGTGGGATCGGCGTCAGTGACCACGTGGTCGTACAGCCAGGCCGGGGCGACCTGAAAGCCGCCGGCGGACTTCAGCACGTCGGCGATGCGTTGGCCGGTCAGCGGCACCCAGATCTCGTCGGCGTCGAAAGGCACGATCCAGTCGGCGCCGAGGTGTTCGCGGGCGTAGTGCGCCAGGGCGGTCATCTTGCGGGACTGATAGTAGGCCGGATCAGGGTCGTCGATGACCTCGCAAGGCAGTGCCTGCAGCAGCTCGCGGGTGCCGTCGGTCGATCCGTTGTCGGAAACGACGACGTGGTCGACGTGCGCGGCGATGTGGCGCACGCAGGTCTCAATGATGTCGGCTTCGTTCTTGACCATGCTCACGGCGATCACGCGCATCAGTAGCCTGTCCCCACGCGCTCGGCGCCGATGTGCTCCACACGCGGCGGGTCGTCTCGGTGGCCCCAGAAGGCACACGCGGTCTGTGGCTCGTCGGCGAACAGGTTCAGTCCGAACCGGCCCTCGGACTGATCCCCGGCGGGCCAGTCGTGGGTGGCGATGAACTCGCGGCGGAGCAGGTGCGGGTTCGTGGTGAAGAAGCGGCGGTGCTGCAGCCAATGATGCTGACCGTCGGTGCGGTCGAGGTAGTCGTCCGGGTGTTGGGCCACGATGCCGCCGGCGACCTGTTCGGCTCGGTTCCAGGGCTGCCGCAGTAGCGCCATCTGCGCCAGTTGCCGATGGGAGTCCATGACGTTGATCAGGTCGGCCAGGTCGACGTCGACGTTCATGGTGAAGTCGTCCTCGGTACTGAACACCCAGGGGGTCATGCCTGCTTTGCGCAGGTAGTCCCAGGCGCTGCGGTAGGCGCCGGCGAAGCCCGAGCGGGTGCCGGTGGAAACGATCTGCCAGCAGTCCGGCGCGTAGGTGGCGTACAGGTGGGCGATGAACGCGGGGTCGTTGCCGTCGGCGTGGATCACCCGGCGAGTGATCGGGCCGTGCAGCCGGGTGTTCAGCGATGCGATGCTGCGCGCCAAGCAGTCCGCGCGCCCGTCGGTCATGACCAGCAGCGTGATCATCGGCTGTCCTTGCGGATGGCGGCGTGCAGACCGGCAGGGTCGCTGATGCTGCGGTTGCGGGATCGGGGGCTGACGTGGGCGTACAGCCGGGCGTCGGGGATGTGCTCGTAGGTGGCGCCGCGGCGCACCAGCGTCAACCACAGCGCCCAGTCCTCCCAGGCCGGCCACGGCTGGAAGCCGCCGGCGGACAGGATCATCTCGCGGCGCACCATCGCCGAGATCGGGATGGGGTTGAGCCGCTCGATGTTGCGCTGGGTCAGGTCGACCTCGTAGCTGCTGCCGTCGAGATGCACCTCGATCAGCGACGGCACGCGGATGTCGGCGTGACCTTTTGACAGTGCGGTCACGTAACCGTCACCGAGCTGATCGTCGGCATCCAGGCAGATCACCCACGAAGTTGTTGCGGCGGCGATGGTGTCGTTGCGGGCCTCGGCCAGGGTGTCGGCGTGGCGGTGGATCACCGGCACGCCTTGGCGCAGCGCGCTGGGGATGGCACGCTCTTGGGCCAGGTCGACCCATTCGGCGGTACCGAAGGTGGCCACGCAGACGGTCACGTCCATAGCGCGCTGCGTTCCCGGTACAGGCTGCGATCGGCAATCATGCGTCGCCGCATCATCAGGTAACTGGCGTCCCATTCGGCCTTGCCGGCCATCGGGTGCAGGTGCTCGACGATGGCGTCGGGGGCGTGGGCGTAGGCTCCTCGCGCGGTCGCGGTGCCCACCAGTTCGTCATCGACGTACTCGTGGATGTAGTCCTCGCACAACAGTCCGGGTCGGTGGTCAATCAGGCCCAGCGCGGTGTAGTCGCGGACCACCAGCGTATGCGTGGAGTGCCCGTGGGCAGTGCGCTCGTTGGCCAGATCGTTGGTCCCGATGACGCGCACCTGCTCGGTGAGCAGCGCCTCGCAGGTCTCAAGCCAGCCCGGATGAAAGTGCAGGTCGATTGCGCCGGTAAAGATCAGCGGCTCGTCGCTGGCAGCCACGGCGGCGTTGACCTTGGCGGCGTAGTCGCCGCGAGCTCGCGGCGAGAACTTCAGGTGATCATGGTCGGCCACGGCCTCGGCCACGGCATCGTCGCCGTCGGTGATGGCGAACAGTAGCCGCGCCCGGTCAGTGGATGCACCCAGCGACGCCACCAGCCGGGCCACCTGTTCGGCGCGGCCCAGCATCGGCACAATGACTACGCAGTCGCTCATCGGGGCCGGATGGTGGATGCCCCGCCGCGGTATCGGTCGAGGATGATGCGCTGCCGCGCCGAGAGCCCGGAAGCGTCGCCACTGGAACCGGCGCCGTAGGTCACCGAGTAGTCGGCCAGTCGCTCACTGGCCAGCCCGCGAGGGTTGTTGATCTCGTCGACGGCCAGGGACAGTGCCACGGCCTTGAGGTCGGCGGGGATCACATCGTAGCCGGCGGTGTAGGTGACCGTGACCAAGTCGACGTCGGGATCCTGCAGCTGCAGTTCGGCGCGGGCGTGGTCATAGAACCACTGGCCCGAGGTCAGGGTCACCCCGTCTGCCACGACGGTGGACACCGAGACCACCGGGCGCTGCGGGAGCGTGATCACGCCGATCAGTCCCGAGTAGTCGTCGAACCGGGTCGTCGACGGGATCACCGAGGTGATGGTCAATCCGTAGGCGGCGGTCAGGGTGTGAGTGTAGGTCTGGCTCATCAACCCTTGGCCGGTGTAGCCGGTGACCAGCGCGGTCGCCAGTGTCACCGCCTGGGCGGCGGCCTCTGGGTCCAGAGTGGTGCCCAGCCGGGTCTCCAACTCTTCGACGGTGACCAGCAGCAGCGGGTCTACGACGATGATCGGCATGGGTCACCTTCTCTCGTGCGGGGGGGCTGTGAGCACCCAGGACCGGGGCGGTCAGGCCCCGGTCCTGGGTGTACTCATCAGGCGGTGATGCGGACGTCGCTCACGGCGAGGAACGACGGGCGGGTGACCTTCACGCCGTAGACGTGCAGACCCTTCACCTGCTCGGCGAACTTCTTCTCGACCGGGTCGCTGCGCAGGCTGCGCACCTGCTCGGCCAGCGTGGTCGCGTAGGTGCTGCCAGCGATGCAGAACTTGTTCGTCGCGCTGGTGCCCGACGCGGCGGTCGGCAGGTTGTTCGACTTGTAGATGGCCATGCCGGCGGCCTCGCCGACGCGACCGTTGGCCCGCGTCGCGGCACCGGCAGCATCACCGGCGGACACGAAGCGCGAGTCCTTGAGCAGCAGCCCGTAGAACTGCGGGGGCACGACAGCCCAACGCTGCTCCGGGGGCACGTCGGAGCTGTCCAGCAGCACCGACAGATCGACCAGATGGTCGTAGGCACCGGCGGCGGTGGAGACGGTGATCTCCTCGATGTTGTTGTCCGGGTTGGAGAACGACACGCCCGAGACCATCTTGTCGAGGACCAGGGCGTCCATCGTGTTGGCCAGCCCGTATGCCGCGCGGTCGATCGCCTCGGCCATCAGCCGCCCGCCATCGAAGGTCTGCGCGCGCTCGACGTCGTCGAGGTAGAACGCGAAGTACTTCTTCTGGTCGAGCAGCAGGCTCTGCTGCGAGTCGTCGATGTCCTCGACGGTGATGTCCGCGCCGGTGTAGGAGCGGATGGTGGGGTCGACGATGGACGTGATCTTCACGGCCTCGGCGTTGGCCGAGTCGGCCTCGTAGTCGCGGTTGCAGATGCCGGCGGCGACGGCAACCTTGCTGGTGTTGGTCAGGATTCGCGCGCTCCAGACGGTACGCGCGGAGTTGGACAGAGCCACGGTGGCTCTCCTTTCGGGTTACGCCTACCCGGTGAGCAGGTCTGCGCTGATCCGGCCCTCGTTGAAGGCTGCCGTGATCTGCTCGGCTGACATGCTCGCCAGTTCGGCGGGGGTGACGGGTTGGGGTCCGGTCGCCGCAGGCGTCGCGCCCTGCGAGGGGTCCGGTGCGGGCCGGCGGGTGCCGGGGGCCGTCGCGGCCTTGAGTTTTTCCGCCTTGGCGCGCAACTCGGCTTCGTCGGCGCCCACGAGGAACTCGTGAAGGTCGGCGGGCAGCTGCGTCTCGGCGGCGATGCGCAGCCGCAGGGCTTCGGCCTGGGCCGTCGCGGCCTGGGCTTTGGCTTCTTCGAGCTGCTTGGTCAGGCGCTCCTGTTCGGACAGTTGCGCGGCCTCGAACTCCTTGACCTTGGCCTCGTACTCGCTGGCGCGCTTCTCGGCCTCTCGGCGGGCCTTGCGCTCGGCGGACAGTGCCGCCTTGCCTGCGTCGCCGAGGGTCTCGGAGGTATCCGGTGCGGGATCAGCCGTAGCCGCTGCAGCGGGCTGCGCCGCTTCCTGCGCCGGTGTTTCGGTGGTGCTGTCGGACATGGGTGGTTCCCTCCATCGCGGTGGGGTTGGCCCGTCTGCCTCGCGCAGTCGGGAGTTTATGGGGCACGCCAATGACGTGCGGAAATGGTGAAAAGTTACGAACTAAAAACTGCGGAGGGCTACTTGCCGCGCCTGCGCAGTTCAGCGTCCGCCAGCGTGTTGCCGGCGGAGGCTAGAAGGATCAAAGCCTCGTCTGGGGCTTTTGCGATGTCAGCAGCATCGGTCGGGTCATATACTTCGTCATAGAAGTTCACGACAGCGTCCAGACTCTCAATGCTTTTTGTGTCGCCCAATAGCCTACCGCTGAGTCTGCATCCCAGCCAAACTCTTTGGCGTAGGCGGCGACCACGGGATTAGTCCTGTCGCCGTAACACCACTCTGCGAAGGCTTCCGCGTATGCTTCCACTTCCTTGGATTTGCCGTAAGTGCTGAGGTCGGGGGAATCGCGCCACGTCTTGTAGAGCCTCGCGCTGGCAGCGTTGTTCCCAGGCAAATCAACTGTGTGTCCAAACTCGTGCGCCAGTGTGTAGCGAGCACGTGCAACTTTGGCCGCAGATGGCATTGACCAGCCGGGCGTGCCTGGATCTATGCCCAGGTCGACCGTCTTCGGATTCATGAAGACGGTGTCGCTACCCCGGTAGGTGAATCCGCGTGCAGTCTTGCCCCTGAAGTGTTTGGAGTCCACGAACACCATGTACGGCCGCACGTTGCCGTCCGCGTCATAGCGTCGCCAGCGCGGCAGGCGCGGCAGCACGTCATCCATGACTTCTTGCATCACCTTGAGACGACGCAAATACTGGGCCGATACTTTGCCGGATTTCGACTTGGGAACGGCAATGATGTCAATGCCGTTGCTGCGCACTTCGTACTGCTCAACGAATAGCTGTGCTCGTTTCCACGCGACCGACTCTTTGTCCGCGGTTTGAGCCAAGAACGTTAGGGCGTCGTCGTCGGTCGGTACGTGCCACTCGCGGATCGCCTCGTCCACCTTCGGGATTCGCGGCAAGTCCGGCGGGTTCTTTACGCCGTACTGGCGCAGGTCGTACTGGTACGTGCGGCCCGTCCTGTTGCGCACCGTGATCGTCTGGTTGGCGTCGGCCGGGTCGATGTAAACGTCTTTGCGCTTGTCGAAGTCGGTCTCCAGGGCGGCATCACAGCGGCAGTGCCGATGGTAGGCGTTACCCTCGCCGGCGGTACGCGCCGAGCTGTACACCGCGCCGCGAGTAGCCAGCATCAAACAGAACGCACACGCCCCCGCCTCCGGTATGCGCCGCCACGCCTTGAAAGTCACTGCGCCAACATCCGCTGCAGCAGCACGTTGCGCTGAATCTCATGCGCCTCGGTGCCGACGATGCTCAATAGATAGTTCAACCCGGCCATGCGCGCCGTGTCCCGGTCCGCGCCGCCCTTGATGGCCGACAGCATCACGATCGGGGTGCGGTTCAACGCCCGGTGCGCATCCTCACCCCAGTACACCTTCGACGGGCGCTGCGGATAGTCCTGCGTCCAGTCCGTGTCATACCGGAAACCAGCATCCGCGGCGGTGGCGAACATGTAGTCGTCGACCGCTTTCAACGCCTGCACCACCGTGGCGCGGTGAACCTCCTGCACGGCGATAGAACATTTGAGCCACGACGAGCGCACATCGTCCATGTCAAACGCCCGCCACATCGCCACCACCTGACGGTTTGCCCACTGCGTCAGCGTCAGGCAGTAGTCGGACAGCAGCTGCTCACGCGACCGAGTCGTTGACATTGGTCACCACGTCCAGTCCGAAGGCGGTGGCCTGGGCGCGGGCGGCGGCGTTCTGCTGCCGCTCGGCCTCGGCCTTCCAGCGCTTGACGTCCTCCTGTGTGGCGCCCGGCACCCGGTCCCACAGCGCCTGCGCCGGGATTTCCAGCGACTGCGCGAACTTGCCCAGCGCGTCGGCGGCGGCGCCCACCGTGGGGGTCGCCGGGTCGCGCCACACAGTCTCCAGCCGCATCGCGCCGGTAGGAAGTTCCCCGTCGGCGATCAGGAAGCACAAGCGCATGACCTCTTCCCATGCCTCGCCGAACGCGCGTTGGCGGCGCTCGGCGCGCTTGACCAGCCGGGTCTCCGCGCTGCGGATCGCATCGGCGCTGGCCGGGTTGGCATCCGACCACCCGAAGTAGTGCGGGGGCAGCCCGGCGATCGACGCGACCAGACGCGCCAGGGCGTTGATCGTGTCATGGAAGTTGCGAAGATCGGCGGCGGCCAGCTGCTTGACGTCGGCTTCGTCGGGAGGTGCGGCCACGGCCCAAATGCGCCCGGCGATCTTCTCCCACTTGGACACCGGACGGCCATCACGGTCGGTGAAGTCGGCCTCGGACATGCCCATCGCAATGGTGCGGGGGATAGCGTTGAAGTCCGCGCCGATCATCATGTCGGTGGCGATCTTGCAGGCGGCGTCCGACAGCGGGATCACGTCGGCCAGTTCGGACACCCCGCCGTGGTCGAGAATGCGGCCACGGTTGACCAGCGGCACCACCGGCACGCGGCCCAGGTTGTGCTCGTCCCGGTCGTACTCCACGGGGTTGCCCTCGTCGCCGTCGCCGCGATACCAGACCGTCCGGTCAGGCAGGTACAGCGTCAGGTACTCGACGTCGTCGGCCTCCCAGGACTTGATCGCCGCGGTCACCCGGCGGGTGGCCGGATCGTGGGCGGTGATCACCTGACGCGGCGACTCGACGGTCACCAGCGGGCTGGCGTTGTCGTCAGGGTTAGTGCCGACGATCACGTAGGCCCGGCGGCAGGCCAGGGCTTCCACGTGGGCCTGCTGGCTGGCCAGGTCCAGGCCGTTGTCCTGCCACCAGCCCCACATCCGGTCATCGACGCGGTCGTTGAGCCGAAAGCCCTCGACGTCAAGGCGTTCTTCCAGGGAGTCGACCACCAGCCGGGGCCAGTTGATGACCAGCTGACGCACCCGGCCCTGCAGTTCACGCAGCAGCTCGGGGTGCATGTAGGACAGCGGCTGCTTGCCCTCGTAGTAGTGGTTCAGCCGCTTCAGGTCGTCTTCGGCCTTTTCCAGCTTCTCGTACAGTTTCGCAGCGAGGTCGACGTCCTCCACGGATGCCTCCTTCGCGTGGGTCAGATCACCAGGACACGCCTGGTCGGTGCCTTGGTCAAGCCGGCGGCACGGGCATCACAGGCCGCCTCATGGGCCAGCGCGTCGGCCATCACGGCGTCGATCTTCTGGTGGTCGTTGGGTTTGCCGATCACGATCCCGCCCGAGCGGCGCACCCGGCGTGCGTTGCGCAGGTGTGCTGCGGTCATAGGGTCGTTGTCGTGGGTCAGTCCGGCGGTGGCGATGTCGGTGCGCAACCGCTCCAGCGCCGCAGCCATCTGCCGGGTGCGGTACGTCGCCCACTGGATGACGATCTTGTCGCCGAAACGCGCCGCCCAGGCGTCGATCTCGGACTGCCACAATTCGGGGTCGGCGTAGAACCGGACCACCCGGAAACGGTCGAACAACTCTTCGACGGCGGCGTTGACCTCGTGGCGGGGGATCTCCCCCGCGAAGTCCGCCGGGTTCCAGACCGTCGGGGCGCCGTCGGCGAATTGCGGGGTGAATCCGTACAGCCGGTCACCGTCGATCAGCCGGGCACGAATCGCGGTGTAGTCGTCGTACATCGAACCGTCGAAGCCCAGCGCGATGGTGGCACCGTCGGGCACGTCCTCGGGTTCGGCAATCGCATCCCAGGCTTCGGCGTCGAAGTAGGCGTCCGAGGTGGCGACCACGCGGTTGCCGTAGAACCGTTCGGCCTGCGCCAGGTCGCCCTTCAGCGCCAGTTCTTCGACCTCGGCCTCGATGCGGTCAAGGTCGACCCAGCCGCCGGCGTCGGCGTTGGAGTCGCCGTAGACGAACTTCAGCACCTTGGCCCGGTCGCGCTTGTTGCGGAACGATCCAGCAGGTGGGGTGGGGTAGTCGATGAACACGTCGGGGGCGTTGGCGTCCACAGTGCGCTGGGCGTCGGAGTTTTCCGCCGGATCCCAGGCGTTGGTGGTGGCCACGCTGCGACCGCCCATGCCCGCCAGGTTGCGGCGCTGGGTGTCGGCCAGTTGCCAGCCGCCGTTGGACTTGAGCCACGAATGCGGCTCGTCATGCACGGCGAAGGTGATGCGCTGACCCAGCCGCGAACGGCCCTCTGCGGTGACTGGCTCGATGAATCCGCCGCCGGGCAGGTTGATCCGGGTCAGCCCGGTGTCGGTGATCACGTTGGCCAGCGGCCCCTCGGTGATCATCGGCAGCAGCGCCCGGTAGACGTTGGCGGTCTGGTCCTCGCTGGTGGCGGCGATCTGGATCCACGGCGTCGGCCACGGCATCCCCACCGGCTCGCCGGCAGCATCCCAGCCGTCGAACAGCACCGGCCCGATGGCTTCGGCGCAGATCAGCGCCGCGGTCAGCGGCCCTTTGCCCCACTTCTGCGGGCGCACCAGCATCGACCGGCGGTAGGTGAACGCCTTCGACGGACGCTTGCGGTCGGCTCGGGCGTCGGGGTGCAGGCGGTAGTGCTGCAGGACGAAGCGGTACTGCTCGTCGGACAGGACGAACGGGGCGCCCATGTCCGCACCGTCGGGCACCACGCAGTGGGCCTCGATCCAGTCGATGACCGCGTAACCGAGGGTGGGGAACTCGCCGGGCTCGGAAGGTCCGCGCCAGCCGTCAGGCCGGGACATCGACGGCCTTCAACCGTCGCGGGGCGGTGGGCTTCGGGTCACCGGATCCGGCGCTGTCGTCGCGCTGCAGCTCCAGACGCACCCGCCGGCGATCACCTTCGGTGGCCAACAGCCGGGCCAGACCGGCATCGACCGGCGCCCAGGCGCTACCCGAGGTCGATTTCTCGAACAGCAATTGCGACATGCGCGCGCAGGTCACCTTGGCGAAGGCCCAGTCCGACTGCGCGTACAACGCACGCTGACCGGAGACCTTCAGCGAGTTGAACATCTCCTTGGCCAATGGGTGCCAGTCGCGCGGCGTCGCCGGGATGGTGACGCTGTCCGCCGGCAGAACATCGGCCTTCGGGGTGTTGCGGTTGCGACGCTGGTCGTCGCGCTTGGGGACAGGCCCACGAGTGCCCATTGTCGAACCTCCATGCCGCATCGCGCGGACTGTTGACCGCATCGCGCGGCCTCGATCAAAGGTTGAAACTTGTACAGAATCGGAGACGCTTCCCTCGTCGCCCCTCCGTGGTGCCGGGGGGTAGGGGCATCCCCCCACCTAGCGGACTGCCCACCCACCGGGCTGCAGGCGTGCGGTCTGCTTGGAATGGCAGGAGTGGCACAGCCCGCGTCCGTTGGCCGGGTCGTTGGGGTCGTCGCCGGCGTCGAGCAGTTCACGCAGGCTGCGCGGGTAGTGGTCGGCGTCTGTGGCCAGCGCAACCTCGCACAGTACGCAGACCGGGTCGCGGGTCAGGACCAGACGGCGGAAGCGGGCGTGACCGCGGCTTTTATAGTGGCGGTTGGTCACCGGATCGCGGCGGGATCGGTAGTCGGCGGCCTTGGCCTGCTCACAGGAGGGGCAGCGGATGGATCCAGCGTCGACCACTTCGGCGCAGCCAGGTGTGGCGCAGGGTCTCTTAGCCCTCGGCATCGCTGTCCTGCTCGGCCAGCTGCGCGGCCATCACCGCAGCGTTGACCGCGCGGCGCGCCATGTCGGTGGCGACCTCGGGATGCCAGCCTGCGTCGCCGTCCCATTCGAGCGTGGCGATGGCCTCGCCTACGCAGACGGACACGGAGATCACGATGGCCTCCAGAGACGACGAAACCGGCCGGGCTGTAGCGACAACTCGACCGATCTAACACACATGGTGTTTCACCTGGTCGCGCTTGTCAAGCACAACGCGCCGAACGTCGCTGATGTACACCTTGCCGTCGATCGCCTCGACCTTCCCGCGCCTGATCCACGTGTTGAGCGTGCTCCTCGGCACCCCGAACGCGGCGGCGACCTGCCCGACCGTGGCGAACCCGTCGACCATGTGCTCAGCATGGCGGCAACGCTCGCAGACGATCGACAGCGTGCCGGGCCTCCAGAACATGCGCCCACGGCACGGCTGAGCCTCGTCGCGGGGGTCGGGTTGGTCGCAGCGCTTCACCTCACGCGGCCGGTCGTCCTGCTCGGCGGTGTTCCAGCGGTCGTCGGGGAACGCCGCGCGGCAGTCCTGCGCGGCCTCACGCAGTTCGGGGGCGATGACGGCGACCTCGGCGTGGCAGGCGATGTGCTCGGCGCGCACGGCCAAGGCGTCCACCGCACGGCGCAGGTCCACGTCGTCGCTTTGCAGCAGCACCTCGGCCCAGCCCTGCACGGCGGCGATGGTGGCCGGCGACAGGATGACGGCCAGGCGCATCGGTGGGCGTGATCCGGGGATTCCGGACCCTCCGCCATCGCCTCCGCGGGGGGCGAGCATCGCCTCGCGCAGGTCGGGGTCGGCCAGGGATGTCACAGCGCGGGCGATGTCGGCGATGTCGGCTTCGAGCCCACGGAAGTGCAGGCCGCACAGGTAGCCGACGCGGGCGGGCTGCGGGTTGAGTTCGCAGTCGGGGTGCTGGCAGTTGGTCACTTGGTCTCCAGTGCGTCCAGGGCTTGCTCCACCTGTTGGGCAGCCACGGCGGCCAGCCGTGGCCATACCATCCCGTCTGCCGGGTCGTCGCTACTTGCCTGTGCCCGCCAGCGGGTTACGAGGTCGCGTACGGCCTGGATTTTCTCCCGCAGTCGCTCGTTCTCGGCCTCCAGCTCCACGACCCGCATCGACACGCGGGTGAGCGCGACAAGGGTGCACTTGTGGCAGTCCGGCTCAGGGTCGGGGTGGATCTCGGGGTGGTCTTCGACCGAGGCGCAGCACTGCTCGCAGTCTCCGCAGTGGGTGTCTGTGAACGCGCAGGCGTCGCAGACCTCGGACGGTTCGGGCTGGTCGCCGTAGTGGGCGTCGAGTCCTGGGATGTTCATGCTTGCTCCTCTGCAAGTTTGCGCCAACTGGTGCCGGCGGGTGGGTGGTACTTCTTGCCGTTGGGTTCGATGACGTCATTGACGGTGCGGGAGTACTGGGGTGGGAGTCCGTCGCGGGGCTGGCCGGCGTTGGAGTGGTATTCGCCTCGGATGGTGGGCGTGTTGTCGGCGTCCCAGTCGTGGTGGGTGAGCCTCCAGCACTCGATCCCGTCGTCGTCGTAGTCGGCGACGATGATGCCGTGGCCGTTGAGCCATTCGATGGCGCGGTCACCGTTGGCTGCGGTGTCGTTGGACATGCTCGCGTAGCGGTGTGCCCCGAACTGGGTGCGGCCCTTGTGGTCGGTTCGCAGCGACGCCAGAGCGAGCCAGAGGCGAGCGCTTGGCGGCATGTCGCTGTCGATTTCGAGGGCTTGGATGGTGGCTGATGTGCGGTGGAGGTTGTTGGCGCTAGCCATTGTTCTTCTGCTCCTTAACTACCTGTTACAGACGGACTGCGTCCGGCAGGGAAAGCCTCCAAGCGCGCAAGCGCGCCGGAGGCGTATATCTCCGTCCGTCCGTCCGTCCGTACGTCCGTGCGATTCAGTAGCGCGATTCGTTACCCGAGTCGGGTTTGGGATCGCTACCCGAGTCGCGGGTGCGATCGCTACCCGATGTTGGTTCGGTGTGGGTTTTCCAGCAGCGGCAGTCGGGTCCGTGCCAGCGGATGCAGTTGCCTTTGGCTGCTGCGAGTCGGGCGGATGCGCGTTTGTTCTCGGTGATGATTTCGAGTTCTTGGCGTTCGGCGAAGTTGCGGATGTGCCAGCCGTTTTCGACGGGTTCCCATAGGTGGCAGGCCAGGAGCAGGGAGATGGTGGTTTTGTCTGCTGAGAGTTCGGTGGCCATGTGTGTGGGGATGTGTCCGTCGGTGCCGTTCCCGACTGCCCACGCGATCGAGAAGGTGTAGGCGGTGATTGCGCGCCACCCGCCGCGTTGGTGTTTCAGCCACACGATCTTGTCGTGGTGGGCGATGTTGGTGTCCAGGCGTGCCCATGGAAGTCCCATCTCTCAGCACGCCCCTTCGCGGCCGTACCAGACGGCTACGACATCACCGGCGACCGTCCAGAACGCGTCGACCTCGAGGTCGTAGTGGCGGACGTCGAGGTCGTCCTGGTGGCCTGCGTGCCGGTCGCAGCGCAACGAAACGGCGTTGCGGCGCATCGAAATGGTCTCCGCGCAGCGGGTCATGGTGCCTCCTGATGGGTTCGGTAGTGGTCTTTCCAGTCGTCGTAGGTGCCGGTTTGCCATGCGGGGAACGGGCACAGGTGGCATCGCCAGCGGCCTTTCGGGGGCTCAGTGACGGGTTTCGGGCCGAGGTCGGTGACGTTGCGTTTGATGCCGGTCTGGATCTGCACCGGGGTCAGGCGGCTCACCAGAGCACCGCCTGGCGTTGCACGGTGCCGATACCCTGCCGGTTGTTGTCGGGGTGTCCTTGCCGGTGGCACGGGCAGACGTAGCCGCAGTTGTAGCCGACCTGGTGGACCGGGATCGGTGGCTGGACCACCCGCCGGCCGTGCCGGTCCAACAGGTGGTTGTTCAGGCGGCGCGGCTGCACGGTGATGCCTCGGATCTCGTGGCGCGCCCACGCGCACTGCGAGCACCGGCCCGTTTTGCAGTAGCCGCACGGCCCGAGTTGGCAGGCGCAGAACACCTGCGTCGGGTACCAGCCCCACGGGACCACGTCGGCGCTCATGCGTCGTCCTTCAGTTCTCGTTCCAGTTGGGCGATGTTGCGTTCGAGCCACAGCGAGGCAATGAACGCTAACAAGAGAGCCGCGTCGTCGATCAGGCCTGGCCGTCCACGCGTGCAGACGTGCCCAATTAGGTTGCCGCTGTAGTCGCCCGGCACATACTCGCCTGCCCTGAATGCCAGCAGGAAGTCGCTAGACCGACTCCTGACCTCGTCTGCGACGATGTCGAGGCGCTTGGCGGACGGTTCCTTGGATGGCGTCATGCGTTCACCCGCCCAACGGAGATGCGGACGCCGGGTTCCTCGCCAACTTCGATGTACCGCTTGTAGGTCGAGATCTCCGCCACCTGGGAGTCGTCGCGCCACGCCCCGGCCTGCGTCAACGCGTCACACACGGCGCGCACCAGCTTGTCGAGGTCGGGGGCCTTGTCGACCATCACGGGCGCGTTCGCCTTGAGCGTCTGCGCGTTACGCCCGGTCCTGTAGTGGTGCTTGGGGCGGGGCATGAGGAACGCGGCGGTGAGGGAGACTGGGCCGGTGAGGATGGGGTCGGTTGCCCAGCCCGCGTCGATGACGGCCGCGGCGATGGTGGCACGCCAGGGCTTGAGCCGCTTCGACATTTCGACCATGCGCCCGCCACCGACGTGGCGTTTGGAGCCTTGGGCGGCGGGGATGCCGGGGACGAACAGTGTGCGGCTCACTTGCCCCACCCCCGCGCCTTGAGGGCAAGGATGCGGGCGGCGATGCCCTCGATGATGTCCTCGTCGCTGAGCCCTTGCGTACCGACGAACTGCCATCCTTCGGACTCGGCCTGCCGCATGACAGCGGCGACGGCGGTAAGGATTTCGGCGGGGATCATGCTTCACCGCACAGGTGCTTGAGCCACGCCAGGGCGTAGGGGCCGACGCGGAGCCAGTCGATCCACGCCTCACCTTCGGGGGCGGGGCGGGGCGTGAGGCGTATAACGTCGAGCAGGTGCCCGACATGAGTGGACTCGATGCTGTCGAGGTGTCCGACACCCGCAGTCCAGTCCTCCCAACCATCCCACTCCCGGACGATGGTCTGCGCGACGGCGATCAGCGTGGCGAGCCGCCGCCTGGTCAAGTCGGCGTCGTCGTCGTCGTAGAGGTTAGCGACGATGTAGAGGCCCCGCTGGGGCAGCGTGATTCCGCCGCCCGCCGCGATAATCGCGGCCAGGTTTTCCTCGGCCTCGGCGATCAGGCGCGCCGACTCGGGCAGGACGGGTTCGGCCTCGGTGGGCGGGTCGCCCTCGCCGTAGATGTCGCTGAGCATGTTGTGGTACCGGTCACAGAAAGCGCGTGCGGCACCCCTCCACTCGTCGGACTGCTGCGGCCACGACCCGCCGTCTGCGTCGGTGAACCCGTCGACATTGGCGATCAGGCCGAACGCGGCCTCCAACAGGTCGCGGTACTCGCTGGCCTGCCTGTCAGCCTCAACCAACTTCTCGACGGCCTGGCGCAGTCCGCGCTCCACCATGCTCTCCGGCACGATGACCTTGATCGGCTCGCTCACTCGGCCACCTCGTCACCAGTCAGGGCCTCCAGGTGCGCCAGGACGGTTTCGGCCTCCGGGCCGGTCAGGTCGGTGCGGCGGGCAATGTCACGGCCCACGACCTCGGTGCAGATCGCCCGCAGGTCTGAGGCCGACAGGCCCAGCGCCTTGGCGGCTGAGCCGATGCGGGCCGACTGCTCATCGGTCAGCGGGTCGTCGACGAGTTCGGCGTCGGCGATGTCGTCCTCGGGTTCGGCGGGCCGCTCCTTCAGTGCGTCGATCACCTGGGACGCCTCCGCGCGCGTCAAGTCCTTGCTCGACCCGACCTCACGGCCCAGCAGGTCGGACAACTGCCGCAACTTGTCCTCACGCGTGCCGTTGAGCGCGGCGTGGATCGCCTTGACCTGCGCAGGTGTGGCCCTGGGTGGCTCCTCGGCCTGCCCGCCCAGTTCCTCGTAGCCGTCCTCGCCGGGCAGCGGGGGCTCGCCCACCGGACCCGCCGGGGCCTCCAGGGCAGGCGCCTTCGGCGCGGGCTTGCGCACCGTGGCCTTCGGTGCAGGCTTGCGGGTCACCGTGGTGGTCGCAGCGGCGGGCTCGGCCTGCGCTGCGATGGCCGGGGCCTGCTCGTCCAGCGGGATGGACACCGACGCGGAAAACCCGCCGACGACGTCAGGGAAGGCCATGGAGCACAGCCGAGACGTGCAGCGCGCCACCAGCATCTCTTGGGCGCGGGTGCGGTAGTTCGAGTTCTTGGCGAAGTCGCCGGAGGTCTTGGCCTCGTCGATCGTGTAACTGGCGGGCACCCACGTCTCGGAGCCGCGCCGGCGACCGCGCATCTTGCAGCGCGTGGCGGTGGTCTCCACGAACTCGATCTCATGCCCGGCGGCGAACACCAGCGCGCGCTGAGCCTCCGCGCTCAGATCCGGAGTGCCATGCACCACGTAGGTGTTCTTCAGGGTGGTCATGGGCGGCAGTCCGACCTCGCGGCCGTACAGGATCGCCGCGGCCACGGCGGCAGGTTTCCCACGAAACGACTGCGGGACGAAGTCGGTGGCCGCGATGCGTGAAGCCAGGTCGCCGACGGGCGCGAGCACGTCCACCCATGAGTCGACGGCTTCGGCGACCGCTGGCGTCGCAGCGGGGCTGTAGGGTTCAAGGTCGGTCATGCGCTGATCTCCTGCTTCTCGGTGGGTGGGGTGAGGGGTGCCTGCACGAGTTCGCGCAGGGAGTCGACGGTGGCCGCCACCTGGGCGACGTAAAGGAAGGCCCGGAACTGCGGGGCCTCGGCCACAAGTGGCACGAGGTCGTAGCCGTCGGCGCGCACATGCACGATCCCGACCGCATCGACTTGCGGCATGGCCTGCTCGATGCCGTCGTCGATGATCGTGTCGGCGTGGCGGTAGGCGGCGAGTTGCAGCGCCATGTCGCCGAACACGCCCTTGGACGTCTTGATGTCCAGCAGCCAGCGGCGGCCGTCGGCGAGGGCGCCGATCAGGTCCAGGGTGCCGGCGTAGCCGTGGGTGTAGGAGCAGACGATCGACTCGACGTGCTCGGCGTCCAGATCCCAGTCCTCGACGAACCGCAGGTAGTTCTCCACCAGCGGCAGCTGCTCGTCGTCGACCTCGGCGGCACCGGTGGTCTGGATCGCTTCGGCCGCGGCGTGCAGCTTGGTGCCTCGCAGGGCGGCGGCGTTCTTGCTGGCGTTGGGCGCGTCCTTGATGATGGCCAGCCGCTCGGACACCGGCAGGTCGCCCAGCATCGCCCAGTTGTCCACGGCGTACTCGGCGGCGGTGCGGGCTGCCCAGTTGACCAGTGCCGGTTTGGGCAGGCCGTTGCTCAAGATGGTGGTGACGCCGGGCACCTTGCGGTCCTGTGCGTCGCGGTACCCGTGGCCCCGGCCGTAGTTGCGGCGGGTGAACGGGCGTTGAAGTGCGGTCATGCTGTCTCCTTCTGTCGTGGCGGTTGGCTGGGGTTCATGTGACGCACCGCCCGAACGCGTCGAAGTGGGCGAACCGGGCGGCGAGGTCGCGCCGGTCGCACGTGCGGTACAGGTGGTTGAGCAGGCCTTGGGTGGTCATGCCGATGCGTTCGGCGACGGTGTCGACGTCAGTGGACGAGATCAGCGCAGTCTCGATGTCGTCGCAGGTCGGACAGCCGTAGTCGCAGACCTTCATCGCCATGATCCGCTCGTGCAGGTCCGGCTGGACGCGGGTCACCGCGCCCCGCAGGATTTCGGACACGCGCTTGTGATCGCAGTCGACAGTCCGACTGATGGCGATGTTGGTCCAGCCGTGGTCGCGCAGGGCTTGGAGATGGGCGCGCGCGGCGTCGGCGGGGAGCATCATGCCGACCACCTCGCGTCGTAGGCGTCGACGACGGCACGCGGCACGCGGCCGCGGCTCGGGCAGTCAAGGCCGCGCTGTGCGGCCCACTCGCGGATCGCGGGCCAGTCACGGTCTGGCTGGGGCTCGGGCTCTTCCTGCGGCTCGGGCGCCTCGGTCTCGCCGAGCGCGGCCAGGATCTCGGCGCGGCGCGCCTCCAGTGTCGCCAGTTCTGCGCGCAGGTCCTCCCGGCCGTTGAAGGCCACGACGCGCTCGATCAGGATGCGCACCCACGCCACCGCTTCGCTGGCGGCCTCGGCCACGCCCTGGTCCTCGTGGTCCAGGTACTCGCTCAGATGCGGGGCGATGGTCTCCCCGATCCAGGTGGCGTCGGGGTCCTGCTCGGGGACATCCACGAACACCGGGCCGTCGATCGCCGCGGTGTCACCGTCCACGGCAGGCACCTCGGCAGGCTCCAGCATCGGCTCGTCGCCGTAGGTCAGCCGCTCCATCAGGTCCTTGCGGGAGTGGTTGATCAGGTGTCGGTGCAGGGTCGGGGTCGGGGTGCCCAGCGTCGCGCCGATGTCCTCCAGCGCGCTGGTTCCGGTCTCGACGAGGGTGGCGATGTTGTCGCAAGTCGTGCATTGATCGTTCACAGTTTCTCGTCCTTCGGTTGCCAGAGGGTGTCGTCGTGGTGCCACTGGCGGCCGATGAGAGACCCGCAGCATTGGCAGGCTTTGAGGCGGCGAGGCGGCGGCGCGGCCGGGTGTTCTCGTTCGGCGGTGATGTTGCGGTGCACGACGACCAGCAGGGCGGCCATGGACAGCGCGCAGACGGTGAGGATCGCAGCGGTGGTGGCCATCACGACTCCCCCTCCTTCTTGTAGTCGTTGAGGGGCTTCGCGGCCTGACGTAGGAACCGGTCGACGGCCTCGGCGTGCAGCCGCTGCACGGCGGCGTCGGACTCGTCGGCGGCGGGCATGGCGGGCAGACTGTTCAGCCACTCGCGCAGGGTCTCGCCCAGGCAGTGGCGCATGATCTCGACAGCACCGACGGGAGTGAGCGTGTCGGGTGCGTCCATGAACCGGTCCACGCAGTCGTTGATCTCGTCGGGCTGCGCGCCCAGGGCGACGGCCAGGGCGGTAGCGGCGAGGCGGTCGGGGGTCATGCCTGCGCCTCCCGCTTCGCGGCGTACGCCTCGCGGTCTGCCTGAGTGCGCGCGATGCGGGCCTCGGCTCGCACGACGCTGCCGACGACGGTCGGCCAGATGACCACGCGGTCTGTCTGCGCGTTCCGGGTCGTCCGATTCCGCAACGTCGTCGCCTGTCGGACGTCGCACCGCTTCGGGGTGGGATTGCTCTTGCTCATCACTTCTCTCCTTCCTGGCAGCCGCACCGTGCGGCCAGCCATGCGTCGAACTCGTGGGTCAACTGGCGGCGGGCAGCATCGGTGGCGATGCCGCGCTCAGCGGCGAACTCGTCCCACCGGCCGCAGACCCAGGCGATGTACTGGTAGCCCTTGAACGGCGCGTCACCGAGGCCGTGGCAGTAGTGCTGGGCGCGGGGCTGCATGTCCTCGATGGGCATGATCATGCTTCACCCAAGATCCGCAGCACTTGGTCAACCGCGACGGCGGGGCGGTACATCCCCGCGCCTCGCGCATTGCGCCACTCGATGAGGCCGACAGGGGTGTCACACAGTTCGCGCACGGCCTGGATGCACTCAATGAGGTGCGGCCTGCACGGCCACACGCAGAGCCCCATGATCCCTTTGTTGTCTGCGTCGCAGGTCGGGCAGTAGTAGAAGCCCGGCCCCTCTGCGCGGTAGTGGCGGTTGGAGATCATGCGTCCGGCCCCAGGTCGTCGCAGAAGTCCTTAGCGCGCCGCAGGTAGGTCTCGAACACCTCCGGGTAGTCGTCAATCTCGATCACCTGTTCCGGGCCGAACCCGGCCTCCCATGCCAAGACTTGGGCGATGAAGCGCAACTTCTTGGTGACGCGGTGGCCACGGCAGTGCGTCTCCCCCGCGCTGTCGTAGCAGGGGTCCCAGCCGCAGTTGAACTTGTTCATGCGCACACCCGCCCGACGCGCTCGGCGGTGGCGGCACCGCACTCACTGGCGGAGTGCAACACGCCCGCGACGGCGTAGAAGGTCGCGTCGCCGAGCAGCGCGCCACGGCAGGCGCAGGGGTTGGCGTGGCGGCGTTCGGCTTCCTTCTCCAGCCCGGCGAGCCAGCCGCGGGTGACGGTGATCAGCGCGCCGGCGGCTGCGGCGTCGAAGTTGCGGGAGGCGAGCAGGTGCGCGACGGCGAGCAGTCCGAGGACCGACGCGGCGAGGTAGGCGCGGGCGGCGAGGGTGTGGGGCTCCATGGTTCTCCTTGTCGTGGGTTTGGGGTGGCCGCCCCGGCGGTGGATGGGCGCCGGGGCGGCCGCGGTGCTCAACCGCCAAGGGAAGGAGCGGGAGCACCGGATCGGGGGGTTAGGTCTGGCCGAACCAGTTGATGAGGGTCTGGTGACTGACGGTGACGCCGGTGCGGTCTGCGATCTCGGCACGCAACGCGTACCACGACGCGCCATCCTCGCGGCGCGAGCGGACCCAGGCTTCAAAGTCGATGTCCCCGGCATCGAGGATGCGAGCCTCGATCAGTTGGCGGGTGGCGGTTGTCATGAACAGCAAGTTACTTGTCAAAACGGCAAGCGATGGTGCGAAACGCGGGATTTTCCTTCGATCTGTCCGCTATGTGGACGTTTCGCTAGCCAGGACTAGGAGTTTTTCCCACTTAGTCTCAAACTATTTGCCATGAGCGATATGAAGATTCCACCCGCGCAACGCTCCGCGTGGCTGGCCAACACCATCCGTGCAGTCGCTATGTCACGAGGGCTCGATCAGCGGCGCCTGGCCGCGCGGCTTGGCTGGGGAGAGGCGATGCTGAGCCGGAAACTGTCGGGGGCACGCACGATGAAGGTTGCCGAGTTGGAGGCCATCGCCGACGCCCTCGACGTGCCGGCCGGGGAACTGCTCAACGGGTGGCACGGCATGGTGCCGGTGCCGGACATGGCCGATCTCCCAAAACCGCGTGAGGCCCGCCAGCCTCGCAGCCAGGGAGGCCAGTCGTCTTCTTCATGGAAAACACCAGCGCAACCGGTTTCAGGGTCATCCTTCTCACGTTTCGGACATGTGCGCCTCGGTCATCACCCAGTCAGGGGGGATAGGGGAAGTGCACGATGCACAACATCAGCCACGCATATCTGGAGCATTTGCGGCTCAAACGCTGCACCGAGGCAACTTTGCACGGGCGGGGATGCTTCCTCGACAAACTCGAGCGCGACCTCGGGTGTCCACCAGTTGAGGCGCACGCCGATGTCGTGGCGGCGTGGTATGCGGCGCAGCCGCGCCGCCTAACCGCCCGATCGCAGGCAACCATGCTCAGCCAGATCCGCTCCTTCTACCGGTGGGCGCAATCCCAGGGCCACCGCCCCGACGACCCCACCCGGCTACTCCCCCGCCCGCACGTCGCACCGGGCAGGCCCCGACCCATGGCCACCAGGGATGTCCACGCCTGCGTCCAGGTCGCGCAGGGCCGCAACTACGCCGCTGTCGTCCTCGCCGCGTATGCCGGGATGCGCGCCATCGAGGTGTCGCGCTGTGAGCGGTCGTGGCTGCAACCAGACGGGAACCTCGTCATCACCGGGAAGGGCAACCGGACCAGGATCGTGCCGGCGCATCCGCTGGTGGTGCGCGCGTTCACCGCATCCGAGCACGAGTTGCTGTGGCCGATGATGAACGGCCGGCAGGCCAGCGCCGGGAGCGTGTCGAAGTTGATGAACCGTTGGTTGCATGAGCGGATGGGCCTAAACGACACGTTCCACTCGCTGCGGCATTGGTTCGGGACGCAACTGTACCGGTCGTCGCGGGATTTGCGGCTGGTGCAGGATCTGATGGGCCATTCGTCGCCGCAGACGACAGCGGTGTACGCGGACTACTGGCGGCCCGATGCGCGCGCGGCGGTGGCGTTGTTGGAGGTGGCTTGATGCCGACATCACCCGAACGGGTGATGTATCGGGGTAGACAGTTCGGGCGGGGTCCTGTATTGTTTAAGACATGAGCACAGAGACCATCTACGTCACGACCACAGCACTTCTCGGCAAGTGCCAGTGCGGTACCAAGTACCGCATCGACGCCGACATCGAGAAGACGGAGCGCGTGGCATGGAACGGTCCCGCCACCGATTCGCGGG